CAATTTCCCCATTTTCTTCAGTGGCAATTGTATCTATCTTTTCTAATAAAGCATCATTGTCTTGGATATAATAAAGCCACTCTTTTTTTAAAGGAAAAAAGAATGTTTCATTAAATTTCAATTTGCCCAATACGCTTAACTTCGCCATTTATTTTTACCTTTTGATTTCTTTTTGCACTTTGTTCAGTATTGAGCCACAGAGGATCAATGATCACAGATACCTGTATTCTTTCTTGGTTTTTTGTTCCGTCTGGTGGTTCGATTAATATCTTTTCTTGTTGACTTATTTCTCGATCAAACGCACCGAAAGAAAACCAGAGGTAATTATTGATTATTCTAGAATTGACTAACATTACCTCTTGGTCTTCATCAACAAGGAGTTTAACTATTTTAATTGAGGTCATCGGCTACATTAGGAGAGAATGGCGACGTTGCCATCGGTTTAATGTCAAACACATTGCCACTAATAGTTAGAGTTACGTTTCCTTGTAGGAAATTGCCTTTTTCACCACTAACATTTTGGCTAACATTTGTCTGAAAACCTAAGCCGCCGCGCTGTCCCATATAGACAATTTCGAGATAAATTCGATCACCTTTTTGCTCTGCGGCCTTTATGATTTCATATCCAGGATCACCAAATACAAGCGGACCCGATACCGACCCAGTACTCATGATTTCGGAGATAAATTTCTCCACCGCCATTTCACCAAAGACGGAATCAGTAACCTCGGTAGAGGAGGTGTCAACGTTAAAGGTCTTAGCGCTCAAAAAAGGAACCCAAGATTTAATTGTGCATTTTTGAGCAGGAGTAGCAAGGGTAGTAGCAATTTTGGAAGGTTCGATCTGGATTGCTGTCTGGGTTAATGTGGTCGTTTTTGTTCGGACGATTACATAATCACCGGCAGTCCCCACATAAATTAAAGTGCCAGCATATAAAAATCGGCCAAAACCCCCAGTCGCCACGGTAAGAGTGGAATCACCTAAGACGATTGCACCACCTAAATCGGCTACTCGTGTGGAAGGTTCCTCTCCAAAACCATAAGTACCAGAGATAAAAAATTGCGTATCACGGCTAGGGGTGAGGTTGTCACTCCGGTTTAACTCTAAAATCTGATTGGACATTCTAATCACTGACTAAACTTTTCTAGTTATATTGTACTATAAAAGATTAGTAAATGTGTACTCTAGAAGTCTAAAAGCCTAGCAGTAGTGATTTTAAAGGTCACTTTTGGTCTGATAATCCCCTCGGAGGTTTTGGTATAGAGGGTTAAGCGAGGCTGATCTAGAAAATTCCAGTAGCGAGAAGATTTAAGTCTCTCGATCACCGGTGTTAAGGATTTCTCTAGATTGTACTGTTTTAGGGTAATGCAATAGTTATTTATACCTACGGTATATCCTAGTAAATTTTCGTGATAAGGATTAGGCTCTCTTTGAATAATTGCTTCGATGCCGCTATTAGGTTTTACTTTATAGTTAGGGGGTAATTCAGGAGGCTCCACCCAAATAGCGTCTATTTCATTTAATTTTTGCCCTGTAGGGCTTGTTATTTCGTACTTGCCTAAGTCAGTACCGATAAGTATCTTTAAATTGTTTCTAATACCTAATAAAATATCTCTTAATTCTGATTCACTCATTTAATTTTTCCTTTAAGATTTCACTATAAGCCTCAATTGGATTATAGTCTTCTATAGCCGTGTCGATAAATGGGCGGGCGGGAACATCTGTCACCGTCCCATCGTTACGCTCTATTTGATACCCTTCATGGACAAGAGCGGCATGATCAGCAGTGTAACCGATTACTTTATAAGTATCCGATACATCTTCAATAAATTGGCTATTTTTTAGCTCACCTGTATCTACAATGTCCCGAGGTGAGCCGACTACACTGCCATTTTTTCGTACGGTTTCCCGTGGCCAGTTCCATTTAGTATCTTCTATCTGAAAGTTAATCTCTTGGGCAAATTCGGACACCATTTCCCCAAAAGCTTCAGTAGCTAAGTCTTTTCCTAGATTCCAGTTAATCATTAAAAAATAGCTGTAAGGATAACTTACAGCTATTATAACAATTTATTTTTATTGGTTTTAGGGAGTGATTTTTGATTTGCGTAACCAATACGCTAATGCCGAATAATCAATTTCTATGTACTCAAAAACCATGTTAAACGTTACTTCTCTTTCAGATGCTAACACTTTTACCTCTTCTGGAGTTAATTTATAGCACCTTGCAAAGTTATTTAAGAAGTATGGGTTAATCTCTATTAGTTGATTTATATCGTCTAAAGATAAATACCCTTTTCTTTTTATTTCTGAAAGGATACGCTTCATGTCCATAAGTACGCCTCCATTATCAGAATACCGCTTATAGCAAATCCAATCAGTAAACCGTTCAAAAAGAATTTTTGAATGTTTCCAGTAATCGATTTCTGTTGTGTCCACGAATGAACACTGTCTATGAGGCATACGCTTAAAATCAGGCAATGCAGGATGCTGATGTAAATACTTAAATCCTTGTTTAAAAGCTTCCTCTTGTGTTTCGTGATAAGACACTAATTTATCATTCCAGTAAAATCTAATCATTACACTAAAACCCTAATTGAATATGGCTCACGACGGCATCGTGAACAAACCTTAAGTCTGTAGCTATAATTGTTTGATCGCCATAGTCTTTATCATTATTTTGCAAAATAACGATAAACCTATTTAATCGACAAAGATAACGTACTCCTATCTGGGAATTTTTTATTCTTGCCCAATATTCGCCATTATTGTCAGAAGATTGATTTTGCTCAAATTCCCAAAGATAATAGGGAATATTTTCTTTGATTGTAGATTGAAACTCTTGAAACGATAACATAACATAATTACTCCCGTCAATTCACTACTTTAGTTTAAGAATTTGACCAGTTTTAACACATATAGCTTCAAAATACAATAACTTGTTTCGTTGATTGTAATACTTAAAGATTTTGGTAACATCATCTTCTGTATTTATATTGCAAAAATACTGTTGAGGTATTCCTTCTTTGTTGTATATAATAGCCCCAGCAGTAAAGGTCTGGTGTTTAGGACTGCCATCTTTATCTTCTTCTGCAAAGTTTAAGTGAAACATAATTACCTTTGTTGATTTGTGGTTAATAACTGATAATTGATAACTGATTACTGACTAATTGTCGCACACCACCCGAAAACCGATATTGTAGTCGCGGTCGGCGCGGCGGTTGTAGTTGATACGGAAAGCGGAACGGCAGTCACATGGATTGCTGCCCCAGGAACTGCCCCGCAGACATTTTCGAGGCTGAGAACGATTATCATTATCAATCCACGCCGTGCTATCGTCTTCGCACCACTCCCAAACATTACCACTCATGTCATACAATCCCCAACCATTGGGTTTTTTCTGTCCTACGGGATGAGTTGTGCGATTAGAATTTTCCCTACCCCAAGCGTAATCTCCTAACTGATTATCATTATCACCAAAATAATAGCGAGTGGTTGTCCCTGCACGACAGGCATATTCCCATTCCGCTTCTGTGGGTAGGCGATAGGTTTTCCCTGTTATTTGACTCAATTTCTGACAAAAAGCTTGAGCATCGTTCCAACTAACCTTTTCTACCGGATTTTGGGGATTATTTTTAAAGTGAGAGGGATTGGTTCCCATTACCGCTTGATATTGTGCCTGAGTAATTGGATATTTGCCAATCGCAAAACTGTTGACTTTAACTTGGTGTTGAGGCTTTTGATAATTTTGAGCATCAGGATCACTATCAGGACAGCCTATGAGAAATTCACCTGCTGGTAAGCTCACCATTTCTAATGCGACTTGATTGGGTAGTTTTTCGGTCATCGTGAACTCCTTGCTCCTAAATGTTTTGTGTTCTAAACCCGCAAGTTCAGCTAACTCAACCAGATCATCTGTATCTGCATTAGCAAGACGCAAGTATAGTTCTTCAACTTCTCGAATAAAATCTGCATCACTCATTTTTTTTGCTCCTTCTAGTTTATAGACACGGATACATAACTTCGATGTGTCCCGCTTTCCGTAAATCAATTAACTGACACTGGACACGGAATAGCTGAGTTGAAACATTATGGTACGCAATTCGCTCTTGATCGGTCATCGTGAACTCCTTTGGTGTTTTGGTATATACCCAACATAACAGGGATATGTTTATATGTCAAGGGTTTTTTTGTTTTTTTTCAACCGATAACGACGACATCTTTCGGCGTTAGTCATTGAATCAGGGTGGGGGGGTTTTCCTGCCGGATTGCCAGTAAAATGATGATTGCAATCCTTACAGCGATAACGCTGTTTTCCTGACACAGAGAACCCTTTTTTAGAGATTCTCTGTGATTGACATTTGGGACAATTAAAGAACTCCATAATCTCCTAGTGTAAACATAGCCTCTATGTCTCCTTTTTTTGCTTTTGCTTTTGCTTCTGCCATTGCTTGACGATCTTTCTCGTTCTGTTTTCTTGTTTTGTCATCCATTTTGCGATAGGCTTTTTCGGCTTCTTTGAAGCTTTTAAAGACCGAAATACTACCCCATACTTCAGTCTGATAGCGATCTTGGAATAAACCAGATTGTAAATCTTTTTTAATCCTAAAGATAATTCTCTCGAAAATGGTGTCGGTAACAGCCCCCTCAAAACCGACTACATAGAAGGATTTTCCGTTAACAGATAAATGTGCTATACAAGCGGCGCGTCCAGTATTGAAACAGCCTAACGATTCCGCTCCTACCACATAACTTAGGTGGCGAGATAACTTGTGTTGTAAAGACTGTTCTTTGACAGTCTTAACTTGATTGACTGTGACATTGACATTGTATGTCTGTAGTTTTTCCATATATTTTTCTGACCAAGCCTTAGCCGCTTCATAGCTACGGCGGTAAGATACTTTATCATCAGGAAAATAACAGAACCACTTATCTTGATCAATTCCCACACCTTTTTTGATTTCTACATTTCCTGCTACATAGTGACCGGGTGCTTGTCGTTTAAACTTTAACATTTTGAACTCCTTTGGTTTTTTGGTATATACCCAATATAACAGGGATATGTTTGTATGTCAAGGGGTTAAGAAATATTTTTAAACCCCAATGAGACTAGCCAAGATACATAACAGACATAGCTTTAAGTGCTATGGTTTTTTGACAAGGCGTACCTTGTAACCCAAATTTTTTGTAAAGACTGCTTTTAATCCCAGATAACCGAGATTTTGTTACACATTGATCCTCAGCAATAACCTCTTCCAAATTTCTTGATCGATTAGTCCGCCCTGATAATAAGGAATATGATAATAGACTTTTTTAAATTCTTCTTTTGAAGGAATCTCTACATTTAGGGACTCTGCTTCTGTCAATACTTTTGAGGTTTTGTCTTGAACTCTTTCTTTTTGCGCTTTAAGGTGTTTTAGATCGGATAGCTTGGCTTGAAAAATCTCAATTTGAGATTTTAAGTAGTCTATTTCAGACCGTAAGTCAGCAAGTTGAGAATCAATTTTGTCGATGGTAGCCATGTTGAACTCCTTTATGTTTGTTGGTATATACCCAATATAACAGGTATATGTTTGTATGTCAAGTAGTTTGTCAAACTTTTTTATTATCTTTTTGTAGTTTGTAGATTTACCTATGGTTACACTGATCGCAGGACTGTCAAAAATCTCGGAAAATCAAGCCAATAAAGTAATCACACACTTTTTGACAGATGGCAACTGATAACTGATAACTGATAACTGATTACAGCTTCGGATATTTGTCTACCACTGTTTGTGCTTTCTGATTTAAAGATTGAGTTATTTGCTCAATCTCTTCGTAGAAAATTTGAGCCTTTTTAATTTTAGGAATTTGTGTTGTTTCGATTGGTTGTTTATCGCTAGACATGACTTAGTACCTCGTGTGTTTTGGTTACTTTCTATTGTGGATCGTTCTCCCAGAAATGTCAATAGATTGGGAGAATTATTTCTGAACGTTTGTACTACTGATAACTGATAACTAGGAACTAACTAATCTCTATGTCGTTAGCGTCAGCAAAGTCATTGACATTCATGAACCAGTCTTCCCATTCATCAGGGTCGGATAGATTGACTTTATCGACTGTCCACTGTCCATGCAAATATAGCCCTGCTTTCCACTTGTCAGGATATGGATGCTTTGCTTTTTCGGTATCGTTGGGAGTAAGAATAAACTGGAGAATGTCTTTTCCCCATTTACCTTTTTTGATATTGTAAAAACAGGATAAGGCATCGATCAAGCCATCACACTCTTGCTGGTAGTCAGCAAAGTTTTCTGGCAGTTTAAACTTAGGCTTTTTAGCCATCGGTTTTTTATCTAGCTTAGGTTCTGGTTTGGTTTCTGGTTGATTGCTTTTTAGTCGCTTATTTTCCTGTTCCAGTTGATAAATACAAGTATGTAATTGAGTAATACGAGTCGTCAAGTTGTTAATAATCTCATATCCTTCTTTAATAGATTGAGTCAATTTAAAATTTTCCCGTTCTAAGTTTTCGGCTTTATCGAACTCTTGGTATTCTAAGTCAGGTTCACTTAACAACCAATGAACAAGCGCAACCTGTCTTTTTTCAGAGAAAGATAACTCATCGTCGGTCTTTAACTCATTTTCAGTTTCCTGATTTTCTAGAAGGGTGTATTTACAATTATCAAGAGAATCCCACAAATTATCAAATTTAACACAGTCATCTTGATCATAGTTTTCTAGTGCGTCCCAAAGCTTTTGGATGTCATAATTTGCAACAAATAACCCTTGCATTTTGACCGTAACATAATCACCGTTATCGGTGACTGACAACGTTTCTCCGAAACACTCTTGGTTAATTTGATTGAGGGTGCTTTGGAAAAGCCTGATAATTGTGGCTTTTTCGTAAAGTTCAATATTTGAAGTCATTTTTTTGTCCTCTTGTGTCTGTTTGCCTAGTCTTATCTTACAAAATTCTCCCAATAAAGTCAAGTATATGGGAGAGCTATTTCTGAGCATTTGTACTACGTCTTTGTTTGTAACGTTGGTGTTGATCCTGTTTCCGCTTAGGATCAAGTTCTCGATGTTCTAAACAATACCCAGAATTGTTTCGGGCATTAAGTGCCGTAAATTTACCCAAAACTAAGCAGGCAACGCAGTATTTAGTTTCAGGGATAACTGCTTCTGTAGAAAAGTTGATTCCTTTTTTTGCGATTATTTCAGGAGGTTTATCGCAGATTAAAGCTACTTTTATCAAAGCTACGCCTGATACAGAGTAATCTTGTAATTTAACAAGATTTAAGTTAGTGTCGATATTGTCGATTTTTTGAATAGAAGATTTTAAAATTTTAAAATCTTCTGACTTGAGAGATAGGATTAGGATCATCGTAGTATTTATTAGTGTTAATATAAAACGGGGATAATTCCCCATTTTGACTTAGTTGCTTATTACCAAATGCTATAAAAGTGATAACCGCCTTTTATAGCCTCTACGCCGCTGATTAAGGGTTTATAAGCGGCGTATATCTCTTTTTCCGTCGGCAACTCTAGGGACAAATCAACTAAAGCCGTCACGCTGTAGAGTGTGTCATGGCATCCGCAAGCTAAACCCCCCGCAGGAACCTTAACTAGCTCTGAGACATAGATAGTGGTGTAATTTAGAACGTCAGTCATATTATGACCGTGTTTTGCCTGAATAGCTTTTGCTATAAAACTAGCAATTGTGTGACTTCTCCAGTACCATCCGTGGGGACCGATGTAACCATCTTCGTAAATACGAAGTTTACTGGCTTTAAACTTTTTAAATCCAGTTTTTGTGTTCATGATTGTTACTTTTCCGTGCTTTGGTTACTTTCTATTGTGGATCATTCCCCCAATAAAGTCAATAGATTGGGAGAATCTTTTTTGAGCAGATGTATTAATAAAAAACGCTTAACTAAGCTAAGTGTTTTTTATTGCTGACTAAGCGATAAGTGTACTCATGAAGCTTTAGCCTTGTCATCAAAAGCATCTATGATGTTTTGTCCTATTTTTGCTTTTTCAATTGCGCTAGACTTATTCCATTCTAAGTAAGAACCTGGAATGTCAATGTTAGCGGCAACTAACTTTTTGACAGCTAACCTAGCCGCTTCTTTTTCGCTTAGATTTTCATACTTAACTGGGTTTCTAGTTTTAAATCCTACACTAGACATTATTTCTAATCCTGTTGGGATGTGATAAATGCAGTAAGCGTCATTTCCTC